GCTTGTTCTAATTGTAATTTTGTATCAGCTAATGCTTGTTGTTTTTGAACTTCAGCTAATGCAGCTGCTTCAGAAGCCTTAGCATTCGCTTGCGCTTGAGCCTGTATGTTAGCTTGTGATCTTTTTTGATCTGCTTCTATTTTTTCTTTTCGCTTAAGTTTTAATAATTGATTAGCAAGCTTTATATTACTTACTTCTCTTATATCGATTGCATCTTCTAAATCAATACCCCCTGCTTTTAATGCTATTTGTATATTTTGTTCTAATTGAGATTGCTCTTCAGCATCTGGTTCTAATTCTAAAAATATGCCAAAATCATGCATACATATGTTTTCTATTTCTTCAAGAGTATTTACATTAAAAGTGCTAATACTATTAATTAGTGCTTCTTTTGTTAAAGGGAAGTGTAATGCATCATTTATTCTTAAACTAATATTTTCAGCATTTCTAATTGTCAAATACATTAAAGCCTTTAGCACATGTCGTGTAGCTGTATTAGAATTTGCTGCCGCAATTTTTTGTAAGCCAACTAAAGCATTTTTATCAGGAGTACTTGCGTCTCTAGCTTCATTTAGTCCCGTTGTATCTCTTATCATTTGCAAATAATATTGATACGTTTGAATTAAAGATTGAATTTTTGCAAGTCCGCTGGACGATTGTAATTCTTGAATAGGCACTTTACCCCTATTTAATTCTCCGTCTTGTGTTAAAGATCTTCCTACGATACTTCCCGTTTGGAAGTACATGTTTAAAGCTTCTGCTGGATTATAATTAGTTCCATTACCTAAATCTACTTCAGCTAAACCGTCCATATCTAAATAAACTCCATCAGGAACTACTCTAGATAGCACTTGTTGTAATTTTAAATGCGTTAATTGGATCATGTCTGCAAAGCTAGTAATACGACTAACTAAAGATTCAACCCTGCCTTTATAAATGCGAGGAGCGCAAATATTATAATTCATATTAACTTTAGTAACATCCCCGTAGGGTCGTGTCATATTTTCAGATAGTCCCCATCGTATTACACGACTCATACCTAAAACCTTAGCACCTGTATATAATACTTCAATACTCCTCGCTACTCTATCAAAGTTATCATTTTCTGGAGGATTAAAAGTATCATCTTTTTCAATAACTTTTTCTAACCCTTGATCAGTTTTTTTAATTTTAAAAACTTGATCTGTATATGTTTTATATTCAAAAAATAAAATAGGGATCAAATTATAATCATCTTGTCCACCATAATTTCTAACATAATTATTATAACCTCCCGGTCCTTTATATTTCTGTATTTCTTTTAATTCAGATTCCGTAAGTTCTGGAAATAATCTTTTAACTTCTGCTATAGTTAAATTTTTAACTTCTCCAACGTAATAAATATCATTAAAGTTTGGATCTTCTGTATAAGAATAAACCATTGATGCAGGGTCTACGTAATCAACTGTAACTCCTTCAGATAAATTAAAATTTGTTTTTGATGCGCCAATACCTAAAACTGCTAAATCGTATGCTAATCTTCTTTTAATTTCATCGTATTTATTATATGCAAAAACATTATTTATAGTTTCCTCTTCAGCTATTTCAATAGCTTGCTTATAATTTAATTGTAAATATAAATCTAATTCTTCTCTACTAGCTGGTAATTGATCTGGCTGAGCTGTTGAAAAATAATTGTCACCTGTAGCGGCATTTAATTTTTCTATATATTCTTTATTAATAATATCTCTTAACGCTCTAAATGCAAATTCCGTTCTTTCTTTAGTAGCAAAAGGATCAGTAGCAAAAGATTTAATTTCATAACCTTTGTCAGTCATTCCATTTACTATAATATCAACAAACTTAGGAAGTATTGGCACAATTTTCCAATCTAAATTTAAATAAGACAAATCACCATTTATTGATAACTCATCTTTATATTTTTGTATAGGCTGTTCGCCTCTAGCATATAAACGTAATCTATGAAAATTTTGGAAGTTTTGCAAATATCTATCTCCACTATAGTCTTGATTAAACCATTCGTTTTCAATAGCTTGCGCTACTTGTAGCCCATATTCATAACTGTTCTTTACTGCCTCTGGTACTACCTGATCTGGAAAGGAACTGTTATAATTTGTATAAACCATTTACTTATATTAATTTTGAAGTTACACCTTCGTTATTATATTTTTTTAATCCTATATTCATGGGCTTAAAAACTTTTTTAGCCACAGGGGCATACTTATTTTTATTACATGCCATAATAGCCAACCCCGAGCTAATCGAAGCGTCATGTTTTGTTCTACTATTTAAATTAAATTTTGACCAATCATTAAGAGTCCTAAGAAAAAGCATATTTCCATATGCATCATTATTAAAACCAATATTTTCATCTATATAAGACTCAATTGCAGCTGCATGAGCTTGTTTCATATCTTCACTTGAATTGGGCACCCCACCTATTTCTTTTTCTGTTACAGATAATTTTGATCTTAATTTATCTGGTCTATTCATTGAATAACCTCTATAACCTCTTCTTTTTAAATAATATAATAATCTAGGTTTGTTATTTTCTGCAAGTATAGGCATCCCATAAAAAACTAAAGCCATTAATACATCTTCAAAAAATATTTCAGTATTATCAGGTCTAGATATATACTCTAAAAAAAACATATTTACAGGAGCATCTTCCATACTAAATTTTGTTAACCCATGTAATGCCCCTTTTGAACCCCTTCCGTCAACTGTTCCTGATATATCATAGCTATCACATCCAAAAGCTCCTATATGCTCATTACCCGGCCATTTTAATCCATTTTTTAAAATACGTCGGTTTTGCAAATGATTTGCCGGCACCCAAGATACAAAAAATCTTCCATTGTTATTAGGAACAAACATTACGGAAGTATCTTTAACACCATTAAGCCATTGAAAATTTCCTTGTGTAATTAAATTTTCATATTTAGTTTCTTCTAAATAATCAATTTGCTCGTATATTTTTGTTAAATTAAAAAGAGAGTCTTTTGTTTCATCTCTGAATGCATGTTGTGTAGTTCTAGGAAATTGTCTATAAAATTCATTTAAAGCATCTTGATCTTTTTTAAGACCATCTACTTCATTTACCCAATGATCAATTACCCCTATTTCTATTAATGTTTTGTCAATACTTTTAACGGGTTCTTCGGGGGTATCGAAGACAGGTAATCCATAAATATTAATGAATCCTTCGTAATTCCATTCCATAGGAATGAACAAAGAATATAGTCCTGAGCCAGTCTGTCCGTTACGGTTTCGCTGTTTGACATTTGAATTTTCATATATTTTTTTAAAATTATCTCCTCCTTTATCTAAAGAGTTTGAAGTAGATCCCATCATACATTTACCAACAATCCTACTACCTAGTCTTAAGGTAGTTTTAGTTACTCTCCAGTTATTAATAATATTATCTGGTCTTTCCCATTTGCCAGATTCATCATGGGCAAGTAACTTAAGCTTTTCTCCATCATAAGAATTATCTCCTGTGTTTTTCCAATCTATAGTAGTATCAAGCCCGTCGAGATCTTGTAATTGTTCGCCTGTTTCTATCTTGCGTCGAGTCAGTTTGGAGGCTGGGACTCTATAAGCAAGCTCTGTCTTGGGGCGGTCCATTCCGTCTTGCACGGGCTTGAAAAAGAAAGGGTAATTAACACTGATTGGGACAACTTTGTCGGTGAACATTTTTTTAGCGTCACCCCCTGATTTTGATAATATACCGAATCTTGAGTCAGATGAAACGGTTGCTTGGTTAACGAGCTCTGACGAGGCCATAAAGCTAAACCCAGACCGTCTGTTTTTAAGGTAGCAGATTCCATAACATCTTTTGTCGGCACAACATGCTTCCCAAAATAAGAAGAATAAACGATTGGATTCACGAAACTCAGCAGCGCCAACGTCAATTTTAGTCCACTGTAAGTACATGTAATGAGCACCAGAAATATAAGTAGCTTTTCCATTATTATTAAAAACAAAACCCTCATCTCTTCTTTTAAATTCGTTATCTATATAATCGTACCATTGTTCTTTAAAATTTTCCGGGTATCCATTCCATTCAAATACTGTTTTTATTTTTTCTAATTGTTTTGGATAAGGTAACTTTTCCCAGTATTGTTCAGATTTTTTGTTAGATCTTTTATAAGATGTTTCAATTAAAGGTAAAGCTATTTTTAAATTTTGGATTTCATATATTTCACCTATTTGTCCCGTCTTACTGATAACAATAATATCATGCTCTTTATTATAACCATACTCCCATTTTTTTGTTTTATTATATTTATTAACAATATTAGGTTTGATATGATTATCTAAAATTTTATATAAATCTTGATTATACATTATTTAGCTCTGCTTTCAGCAAATCCTCCAAACTTTGCTTTATTAGAATTTGTATCTTCAATAATATTTTTTTCTTGTTCTATTCTGGACAAAATTTCAAACGCATCAAAAATAGCTAGCTTTTTAGTAGCTGCTGCATTTTTTAATCTATCAGCTGCTAAATCTTCTGAAGCATCATTAACTATAATTTCTTCTTCTGCTACTTTAATTAATTCCTCAACTGCTTTATGCCCAGCTTGGATTATATTCAACTTGGTTTTTGTCAGACTCATATTTAATTACAATATCATTAGATTTCATACAATATAAAAATTCGTTTTCAATTAAAAACTCAAACTCTGAGTTGGGAGTAAATCCAACGCAGTCTCCAGTTTTAATTTTAAGCTTGTTTAAAGAGCTATTGTCGTATTTTAATATACCAATATGATCTTGTAATTTTTGAAGCTTTAAATCGTCTTTATTTAATAACGGTTTAACAAAACACCTATCACCAAAACTTTTCCATTTACTACCATCATTATACAAATAAATTTGATCTATTTGACAAAAATAATGGTTGTCTTTAAAAAACTTACTACTATTTTTTTCTTTACCTCGTATATCATAATATCTTCTGAAAACATTATGATGTAACATAACTTTATACCCAGGTTTTAAAATAGTTTTATAAGCTAAAGGCACCGAAATAATCTTGGCTAGCTTATTTATAAATTTAAAAGACTCAATGCTGGTATTTAGTATTAATGTTTTGTCGTTTATTTTTTTTTCGTTGTTATATCTTTCGCCTATGGGCTCAACAATAAAATCATAAACACTATTCATATTCTAAATTATATTCGATTGAGATCGCCATGCTGCTATTAAATTTTTTCCATGGCAACACCTCTTCTTTTTTCTTTATATATATATTATAAGAATTATCAGAATCGTCAAATATGATGTAAGCTATTTTATGTCCTCCGTAAACTTCTTGTCCTAAAGAGTAGTGCATAGCATCATTTTTATAATCAGACCCAATACTGATTTTTCTTATAATACTAGACATCTTTAGCGTCTTCCGCCTTTTTTGGTTGTTCTACAGGCTTATAGTTTCCTGTTTCAAGATCAATAGTAATAGCTCCATAAATGTCTTCGAGCTCTTTTTTAAATTCTTCGTTTTTAGAGATTAATGTTGCATAGTCATGCAAAAAAAGATGCTTTTGATTTTCAACTTGTCCAATATCTCTTAAAAGATTATTCATTTTAAGTTGGTGATCTTTAATTTTTTTTAATTGATCTTCTGTAATTTTTTGTTCTACGTTTTTCATTTGATTAAATTTAGATTAATAATTATTTTAAAATAGTGCTAATAAATTTGTTACTGTAGTTGCAGCATCTGTGTTATGTATTTGCCTACAAGCTACAGGTACAAAAGTACCAGCTGTTAACCCCGTTAATACAGTAGGGTCAAAGCCATTAAGACTGTCGTTAGCTAATGTCACTTTAACATTGCCAGCTGATCCCACATAGAGAGATGGCAATCTATCACGAAAAATACCGCTTGGTACTTCTAAATCAGCGCCTGCTAATGTAGCAGTTACATCCCCCGTAATGTTTGAAACTCCAAAAGCAGCATTAAGAGAATCTGCGTTAAAAATAATAGTATCTCCTGAATCAGCTACATTAGGGCCTTGTTCAATTACTGTTACTGCACTTACAGCACCTGCTCCATCTGTTGTAATTGCAAATGTAGCAAATCCTCCATATTGTACACTCCTAGCTGCGCCTCCCGTTGGGGATAGCCCATAAGTTCCGCCTGAGGAATAGGCAATTGCTGTTTGTGATGCTGGACCATTTGCAGTTGAATCTGCTATGCTACTTAAATCTTGCGCTTTTAATGTTTTTTCTGCTAGCATGTCAATTGCAGTAACTGCAAAATCACTAAAATTTTTTTGATAACTTCCCATTTTATTTTGTTTTATCTTTTACTTTTTCATATGTTCTTAGTCCGCCTAATCCTAGCATACCTAGTAATACGGTCATTAAATGTTCCATTTGTAATGCCGGTGGAACTTCCTGCGGGTCTAATGCCCAAATAAATAAATCTCTTATTATAAAATTATATGCTAAAGCTACACCACATACCCATCCAATAAATGGTCGCCAGCCAGCTACAAACACTGTTCTATGGCCAGCCTCAATTTCATTTATTTTAGTTTGAATAGATATAAGTTCATTAGGATCTAATTCTTTTCCTTTTATTGCTTCTCTTATCTCCCAGGCTAAACTGCCTGCAGCGGACTTTCGGCCATTACCGCCTTTTAAAAGTCCTAATAATAATTTTAACATTTAATTATGCATTAGTATATGCTTCATTTTCCCATGGAAGCTTTTTATCGCCTTCATGCATTTTACTTCTAGGATATGTTTTACCTTTCCAATAAACATTACAATCGTCGTAATCTAAATCTCCACGACGAAATTGATTTATATGTACCATTTCATGTTTAATAACTCTCCCTCTTTCTGAAGGATCTAATTTACTATTAATTAAAATAGTTTCATTGTTATTTGCTTTTCCAAGAGTATCATCTCCTAAATCAACATGATAAACTGGAACTCCTAATTCTTTATAAGGAGGTGGTGGTAGTTTAAATCCCATATTATT